ACTAATATTTATATTCTGTATGATGCCTTTCATATCCATGTAGTCTTTGTAAACTTCAAAGCCGCCCCATAATCCACCGCCAAGTGCCGAAACAATTGGAACAAGTAACATTAACTTGCCACCTTTTATCTTTGCTCCTGCTATTTCTACTTCAGCCATATCACACTCCTAGTTTTCAAATGATAAACTTCTTAATTGATTAATTTCTTTTTGTAACTTTAATACTTCTAGTTCTTTCTTTTGTAACTCTAGTTCATACAATCTATTACAATCTATTCTTGATCTAGCCCTAGCACCAAGAGGTATTGTTATCCTGCTGTACACACCTATGTCACCAGTTTGTTTATTATTATCTGCTCCTTGTATAATACCTGTAACACCAAACTCCCAGTTAGTTGCTGACCCTATAGCATTAGAACAATCTAATTCCCCTGCTCTAAACTTATCTGCTTGAAAGTTTTGACTTGCGTTAGGTAAAGAAAGATTCAAAGAGTTAGATGCAGAATCAGCTAAAGCTATTATTGCAGTACAACCAGAGATAAATAATACTAATACTATTAATAATACTATTCTCATTTTTTTATCTTAGAACATATGCGTGAAGCTATCAATGTAACCTGCTCTTTACCTTTAAATACTTTTGATTCAGTGCAAATGTAAACAGCTTTAGCTATGTCTCTTGATCTTATGTACACATCAAATAATTTTTTCTTATTATATCCTACCTCTATTATGTTAGTAGTAGATGCAAACGGTACTGGCTTCCAATTATTGGTAAAGACACCTATCTCATACCAAGACACATCACTTCTGCGATTAAATATTTTTAAGTTTGCTACTGATACACCCTCCACATAAGACGACTCCAGTTTTGGATAAGCTGGTGTCATCTCATGTGCGTGTAACGAACTACACAAACATACAGCTATTATTACTTTGCTATACATTCCGCTACTATTAATGCTGTGTAGTTACCAGCAGGTAAGGACTTAGTGCTACCATATTGAGCAGTAGAAGCTACAGTAAACCAAGTGCTACCAGCTAATGTTAAGTTAAACTCAGTTACATTATTGTAAGTAACCTTAGCCGCTTCGTATGCACTCATATCTGATACGCTTACCTGTCCTACGACTGTACTACCTGTCCATGCTACTGCATCATTAAGTGTTGGACTAGATGAAAAACTATTAGGGTGTGTAAACTTAGCCTTATAATAATCTGCCTGGGCTACATCAATTCTAATTGAAGCTGGAACGCCACCATCTGCTGGTACTGTGGACAGCTTGTAAGGGAGGGGGTGTCCATAAACACCAGAGGTTTCTGTCCATACAGAACACTTGGGTTGTACTTGACCTGTAATGGGAGAATCAACTGCCATTGCAGGAGTTGCTGATAATAAAAATATTAATGGTACTATTTTTTTCATGTCATTTCCTAATCTTTATATTGTGATCTAACTATTCTTCTGTGGGATTTATCTTGTTTTAGATTTATTAACGCTGTGGCATTATCTTCTATGGTACTATCTACTAATTTAACTGTTTCTTCATACTTACCACCTTCTATAGTTGCACTATAATAACCATCTAATGTGCCAGCCGCAGCCATTTGCTGCATCATTGCTAGTTGTTGTGTTGGATTTGCTATTTGTTCTGCCGCTCCTGCAACAGCTAATGCTTTTTCCATTTTTAATTCTTCTTGTTCTTCTTCTTCTTTCTTTTCTTTTGCAGCTTGTTCTTCTTCTTGTTCTTCTGTCTTACGATCTAGTTGATACTGAACCCATTCATCATAATAAGGATCATCTATTGCTGGTTCATTATTAAGCAGATCATTGTCTAAAAGATATTGATACAAAGCATCTTTAAAGTTAGGGCAGCTAGGATCAGAGAGTGGAATATAACAGGGATCAAACTTATAATTGTACGCTACTATTACATCGCTTAGTGTTGCACCATTACTAGCTGTAATACTTCCTTTTCCCCACTTAGTGCCAAGAGAAGGATTAACAACATCAAATCCTATCTTAGTATTGCTTGGTAACTGATCCCAATTATCGTGTCTTTCATATATATTACCAGTTCCGGTGCTGTTTTTATTTACAATAGAAACTGTAGAATCTGCACTGCTACTTTTATTTATTGTATACTTATGAAATATGCCTTGAATTTCTAACCCTGCTTCGGGTGGCAACACATCTGTCATATTCCAGGTGTGTTTATTCTTAGCTACATTGTTTGTTCTTCCGTATGTATAATCAGAGTGTAAACAAGAGGGCCAAGAAAAGACCAATAACAGCGCCAGCACCTGTTGCGGTGTTCTTAGTATCATCATCCCATTCCTCCTTTGCTCCTGTCTTAGCATCAGGAACTAAGTGTGGGTTATTTTTCCATGCGTCTTTAGCTGGCTGCCCTACAAGACCATCAAATGGACACGGCGTTCCAGCATTCATCATGCTTTCAAACACACGCTTGTCCATACAAAGTACGCTAACTGCTGCAACTTTCATTCCCATATCATAGAGAACTTTAGCATTCTTTAATCTTTCACAATTTAAATCTCTTGTTGTAGTACCAACTGAGATACCTAGTATTTGTGTTTGAACTGCACCTGACATACCTACTGTGCATAAGTCTGAGTTAGAATTATTTATTGTAGGTGACATAGCTGAGGGTGGAGGTGACTTAACTGTAGTTTCTGAACTTAAAGTAGAGTTAACAGAAGATGTTGTATTACTATTAGTCTCTATACAATTAGCATTAGTAGTGCTGTCACACCCTTCAGCGTAAGCCATAGGAACAAGCACTATAAAAAATAATAATGCTAAGAATGCCCAACCTATATATGTAAAAGCTTTTACCATTAAGACGCAGTGTAACCTTTACCTGCGTTAATTGCATTGGTAGTAGCTGTCATAGACTCGCTACCCCAGTCTGACTTAGCTTTCATCAGCTCAAGGTGTGCTACATTTCTATCTACACAGTCTTGTCTTTCTTCTTTTGCTTCATCAGCCATACTGTTACCAGCTATTACCGCAGTAATAAGGTCTATTGAGTGACCCATTGCTGTGTAGTCTTGTGCTAATTCTTCTGTTGTTCTATCTGCCATTTTATTTATCCTTCTAGTGTTGCTATGCGAGCGAGTGCCGCATCTAATTTTGTTGATAGTTCTTGTACTGCTTTGGTTAATACAGGTATTAAAGCAGTTTCGCCTACTTCTTGCTGACCTGTAGGTAACTCATCCCACATAGTAAATCCGTCAGCTATTTCACTGTGAGCATCTATAGTCGCTTTAACTTCTTGTGCTATAAATCCGTGATTTGTTTTAGCATTTTTATATACGTCAGTAGACCCTTCTTCATAACCTTTAAAATCTAAAGGTAAATCACCTTTGTTTTTATATTTAAAAGTTCTAGGTCTAAGGTCGTTAATAAATGAAAGACCTGCTGTAGCATCAGTAATATCTTTTTTTACACGCTCATCTGAAACTGTTGACCATGTTGTATTACCGTGTGCTGCTCTTATATCAGAACCAGATTCACCTATTGTTGTGTATCCTGCTACTGCACTAATACCATTACCAAAACCATTTGCATAACTTCCATCTGTAGCCGCACAATCTGCACCGTTTCCAACAATAACATTTCCACTACCTGTTTGATTATTAGCACCTGTGGTGTGCCCTATAAACGTATTAGAATTTCCATCTACAGTTGCACCACCTGCGGCTAACCCTACTAAAACATTACTAGCTCCAGTCGTAATAGCATCGCCAGTTTCAACTCCAATAGCTACGTTGCTAGCTGCTGTAGTACAAGAGGCAAGAGCAGCAACTCCTAATGCTGTATTGTTTTGCCCAGTTGTAAGCGCACCTCCTGCATTGTACCCCACAATCGCATTCCAACTACCTGTCGTAATTGCATCACCTGCTAATCCACCGATAAGGGTGTTTTGTACGGCTGTGGTTACGGATAATCCTGCATTCCAACCTACAGCAGTGTTGTAAGTATTAGTAGCTGACGTAAAGTTTTGTGCGGCTAAAGCGGCTACCCCAATAGCAACAGATCTATCACCTAAAGTATCTGCTGAAAGAGCAAAAGATCCAACAACAGTATTGTCATCAGCGTTAGTTAGTGCGTCACCTGCTCCAGCGCCAATAAGTACATTTTGAGTACCTGTGGTTACTGATAGTCCAGCGTTATATCCTACTGCTGTGTTGTAAACATTAGTAGCTGTTGTGAAGTTTTGCGTGCCTAAAGCATTTCTACCAATACCTACACTTCTACTACCTTTAGTATCAGCTTCTACTGCATTTTTACCTATTGCTACATTGTCAGAACCAACAGTCAAAACACCTAAAGCATCATTTCCAAGGGCAGTATTCTGACCCCCTGTCGTAACAGCATCTCCTGCTGCTGCACCGATAAACGTATTCTGAGTACCTGTAGTTACTGCTGCACCTGCTAAATAACCCATCATAGTGTTATCTGCACCTGTGGTAATTGAGTCACCTGAGTACGAACCAATAGCAATATTATGATCACCTTCTGTTACATCGTTAAGTGCGTCATGCCCAACACCAATATTATCTGCACCTGTAGTGTTATTTTCTAAGGCACCACTACCAATTGCTATGTTTCTACTAGCTGTAGTATTTGCCCCTAAAGCACTTTCGCCAACTGCAACGTTAGAAGTTCCAGTCGTAATTGCATCACCAGCAGAAGCGCCAATAAGGGTGTTGTTTACGCCCGTACTCATAGCCCTGCCAGAATTATAACCAACGGCTGTATTGTTACCATCAGCACCTGCATTTAAATTCTTTAAGGTACTCCATCCAATAGCAGTATTATTACCATGTGCATCTTCTGATGCTAATGCGGCATAACCCACAGCCACATTGTTATCACCTGTTGTTATATCATTACCTGCTTCGTCACCCACAACCACGTTGTAGTTACCGCCAGATGCTATGTTAGCACCTGCGTTGACACCTGCTCTAAAGTTAGATGTACCTGATGTGTTTGTCTGTAGCGTACCGCCTGTAGATGCGATAATTATATTACCACTTGAATCTATATGTAAACTTTGAGTAGGACTTTCTGCGCCATCGGCAGAAGTTGAAAAAACTAACTCTGTTGGCATATCACCACTACCTGGAGTACCATTTACTATAGCTGTTATTCTTGCTCCTTCTGCAAAATCAGTGCCATCGTTACCAAAAAAACGTATTCTACCTAACTCGTCATTATTTTGAACAACAGTATCACCACCAATAGTACCACTTCTACTTTTATGGAAAACAGTTGAAGCAGCATTTACATCAGCAGAAAATCTAGCCAAACCTATAGAGCTTGAATTGTAAGTTGTACCTATTTCTTGAAGAGCAAAGGCACTAGAAACAGAGCCATCATTTGCATTGCTATGACCTATTACAACCGCATCATTACCACCATCAACAAATAACATATTAGCATTGCCATTTGATTCAACACGGAAGTCTACATCAGCAGACGCCTCGTTAAATACTGCTCCACCGTCTTGAGTTAAAGCACCATCAATGTCCACCACGTCTAGGTTAGCTGTGCCGTCTACGTCTATGTCACCTGAAATGTCTAGTGAAGCAAATACAGATGTGCCTGTGCTTGTTACTGTGCCAGTTACGTCTATACCTGTGTTAGTAGTAGCTAGTTTTTTAGCACCGTTATAATATATATCAACTGCACCATTTTCAGTTGCATTTAACATATATTCAGTAACATTTGAACTAAATAGCCCAACTGCACTACCACAAATTGCTAACGGGCCAGCACCAGTATCTTTAATAAAACTTGCTGGACTTCCACTTGGATCATGAAAGATTTCTAAATCTCCACTAGCACCAAATGTTATTTTACCACTGTCAGGTAATCCTAAAGAAGAAACGTTAGGATTAGCACCGCTACCTGCTAATGATGCCATGTCAGCAATAACAGAGCTAGTAGCAAGTAAACTTAAATCTTCTACAATTGCACTTGTTGCTAATAAATTTAGGTCAGTAACTATGTCGCTTGTTGCTAAAGTATTTAAATCAGAAACAATATCAGAAGTAGCTAAAATATTTATATCGCTAACTATATCTGAAGTAGCTAAAGTATTTAAATCAGAAATAACATCTGAAGTAGCTAACAAAGCCATGTCAGCAACAACTTCACTTGTCCCAAGTAAATTCATATTACCAACAACTTCGCTCGTTCCTAGCAAAGCCATATCTGCTCTAACATCAGAGGGAGCAAGAAGCGCAATATTAGATGCTGCACCTGCAACTGCTGTTACATTGCCAGCAATACCAGCAACCGTTGTTACATTACTAGCTATACCAGCAACGGTTGTAACATTAGCTGCTATACCTGCTGTTGTATTAATATTAGCTGTAATTGCAGAAAGAGAGTTAACATTAGCTATAGTAGGGCCAACTTCTGCTGCACCAGTGCTAGCATTAAAGCCTAAAACAGTACCTTTTCTTACTGCAACAAGAGGTAATTCCATACTTACTGCTGTATCGGAATCTGCTAAGTGTAATGCTCGATCAATCGTATCGTCATTGTCAGCTTGAATAGCAACAAATCTATCTAGCTCAGTGTTAAGAGTATCTATGGCAAATGAACCTGATACTGGAAAGTCTGTTGTTCTCGATAAAGCAATGCTTCTTGTAATAACAACAGTGCTTCCACCACTTGCACCAGTTACACTATTACCAGATGTAGTATTTATAGTGCCAGTAGAACCATTACCACCTGATATTGTGTAGTGTGTTGTTAATGTTTTTTTAGTACCATCTACATAAAAGTTAAGATCAGCTTCGGCAAAGAACTCAAATGGCACAGTAAATGCTGTCTGAGTTGCACCTTCATTTACCGTATATGATATACGCGGTGTATTGTCTGATAAACTAATAGTCATATTTAACCTCTTTTTTCTGCCTTATATCGCAAGCTTTTTCTATGCAACGCACAATTAAAACCAATCTTCAAAGTTATTTGTAAATTCATTTACTGAACCTTTTACAAACCAAAGCCGCATAAAAGGTAAAGTTCTTATTAAATTTTTAGCTCCTTCGGAAAAATCTCCTGCTATCATATCTTTAAGAGCTTCAAGATAATCATACCCAATGCTTGGCCCTGCACCACCTAATCCTATCGTAGCACCATAAGCATCATCAGATGGAAACTTAGGCTGTATTAAACCGCCAGTTATATTTTTACCACTAAGAGCAAGTCCTGTATGTAGTGATTGATAAAACATATCGGAATACAAAGCAGCAATACCACTTTGATCAAACCCTCTAGCAAACCAATCCCTCCAAGTCATTTCATCAAACGCCCAATCTGGAGTTTTAATTTGCACTGCCATCATGCCAAGTCCAAGAGACATTGCTAAACCAACAGTTCTGTTTTTCATTTGCCCTTGAGCAGCAGACATTGTTATTTTATTTACAGCACCTAGAGCGTAACTATAAAACTGAAATGGCAAACCAAGCAAACCGCTTTCTATTCTAGCGTATCCTTTAACTACTCTATGTTCTGGCATACCAAATTTACTTGCAACGCTCATAGGAATATAAGCAACGCCATCTACTATAATAGGTTTATCAGCAGGTGTACCCATAATAACAGTGTTTAGTATACCGCTCTGTAATGCAGTTCTAAATGTTGTTAATGTTTCATCATCTACTTTTGGCGATGTTTCCCATTTTAAAGTATTAGGTAATATTAACCCATTAGCTGTTACTTCGTGTGGCGTTGCAGCTATTTTAGCTGCCATTCTTTCATCTATATTGTATCGAGCTAAATAAGATTTTTCTAATTTAGTTGCTTTTTTGTTAATTAATTTTTTAGACATATCAATTAAAGAATGTCCACGAATAACAGAATCTAGTGTTTTTGCTAAATGTGTTATTGGTGCTAAACCATTAGCAAGATAAAAAGTATTTTTAATTTTATCATATTTAGTAGAGGCATTAACATCATTAGTAATATCTTCTACCATTCTAAAATGTGAATTACCTTGAATTAACTCGATAGCCTCACCAACAAGTTTAGCTTCATTACCTTTTAATGTAACTTTGTTGTCAGATAATAAAGCTTGCAGCCCTTTAATTATATCTTGCCAATCATGTTCCATCATAATTTTAGCAAAATCTGGTATAGCTGATATACCTGCGCTACCTAAGTAATTAAGCTGTGCTGCTTCTTTTAAATAAAAAGCAACTTGATTATCCCAAGCGTCAGGACTTCTTTCTAATGTAGAGCCAACAACTCTTTGATGCATATGGTAATAATCTTTTCTCCAAGCTAAAACTTCCTTTTCTGTTTTGCCTGCTGCGTACATTTCTTCTGTAACATCATCCATTACATCTTCAATGTTTTTTCCATTATACATTTTAGCAAACTCATATTTACCTGCTACTTTATGAGTATAGCCTTTCATAACAGCTATTGGATCTTGCACAATATAATCCCAAACTAATTGATTAGGAATATCTAGCTCTCTGTGTTTAAAATGTTTTGATTTACCTGCACCTACATTAGGCACATCTTCTGCATCTGCTATATTTAATATATTATCAACAGTCTTTTTTACTCTATCAGCAATAGCATCTGGACTATCACTTAAATTAGTTTGATTCCATTTATTATTTTTATCTTTAGACCAAATAACAGGGTTATCTTTATACCATTTAAATATAATTTTTTCAAATTCTTCTCTATTTTTCTTAATATAATTTTTATCCCAGTATCTAGGTAAAAAAGATTTTTCTCCTAATGGAGTTACCTCTCCTGCTGTTTGCAAAGAAAGAGTGTTTTCAGATATTTCATTCTGCTTTCTTAATATTTTGTCTTCAAAAAATTTTGTTCTATATTTAGCAGCATTAGGATTTCTTTTTTTAAAATCTTCTAAAGCATTTTTTAATCTTTGTAATTCAAGTTCAGAATCTTTAATTATTTTTTTAATATTTGTTTGGTTTCCTATTTGACCAGTAGCTTTTAATCTTATTTCCCATTTAGTAAAAAATTTATCTAATTCTTTGATTGCGTTTTTTTCTGAAGGTGTAATACCCTCTTCTCCAAATGTTCTTTTTCTATTTGCTTCAATTAAAAAATCATTAAATGTTTGCCTTGCGTTTGGTTTCCCAGCAAAATTCTCTGCTCTTACTGCTAATTCAGATGTATTAACTCCAAGAAAAGTTTTGGCTTCAGTATCAATTTGATCTCCCCATTCTTTTAATGTTCTTTGGTATACTTGTACCCATTCTCCATTCTTAATTACTGCTCTTTGATAAATAGAAGGAGCTAATGTCATACCTAATTTGTGCAAATTTAATAAAACACCGCTATCGCTTGCCATTTCTAGCATAGTTCTTTTTGCATAATCTATATTATCTGCGCCAAGAACTCTTTTTAAAGGTGTACTAATTAAATTACCTATCCAACCACCAGAAGCAATAGCATATTTATCAGTAGAAGCTGTATTTTTAACTTCTAAATGCCTTACTCCAAGCTCATTATCTATACCAGATAATCTTTTTGTTTGATAAGTTTTTGATTTTTGTAATTTAGTTGTGTCAAGTTTATCAGTCCCCATTTTAACATTAATATCGTCTACTTTTTTAGCAATTTTTTCTCGTTCAACTCTTAAATCTTCTGTTGTTTTATTTTGGAATTTGTTCCTTGCAGATTTTAATTGAGCTTGAGATAAAGTATTATTACCCATCATCAAATTTATATTATCTAAATCAGCTTGTTCGTTTTGCGCTTTTTGGGCATTAGAAACCATTCGATTAAAAGCATTATTTTTAGTTATAGCAGGAACAGAAATTGCACTTGTTAACAATCCACCAGTAACAGCAGCAAACCCAATATTAAGAGCAGACTCACTTACAGTAGCTAATGGATCAACTGGATAACGAATAGCTTCTAACCCTGTTTGCAATCCCCCAACTCCAATAGCACCTCTAGCAAAAGTTTTACCTACAGTAAGAGCAGGGCCGCCTAAAGGTATTGTAACTAAATTAATTGGATCAAAAATAGCTGCTCCTATCTGTGACCAAAAACTAGAGTTTTCTAAAATTTCTCTGCGTTTAGTATTTTCGTCAATACCTCTTTTTAAAGACTTCATATGATCTGCGTTTTTTGCATAAAGCAAAGAAGAGCCGTATTGCTCATAACCTTTTAAATCATCTTTAGGAGAATACCCTAAGTCAACACTATCATCTCTAAAATTTTGTGTATTTTTTATCCACTCAATTAATGGATCATATGTATACCCAAGAGATGCGCCAACTGTAGACCAAAAAGGAACATTAGGATCAGATAATTCTTCACCTAAATTTAACTGATTTCTATATGGCGTTAACTTATAAACCATTTAATTTTAAATTCCTATATTAATACATTGGCATAAATGCACGCGGATAAGCTCGAATTAAAGGTTCAGCAGATGTATTTGAAGAAATAGATGTTTTTATACCAGAAACATTTCCTGCTAAACTTTCTCTATATTTTATTGAATCTTCTAATTCTTCTAAAGTATAACCAGATTCTTTATTTGCTTTATTAGTTAAATATTTAACAAGATAATCATCTCTATTACTAAACGCTAAATGATCTCCATCAGCAGTTCTAACTGGTTCTAATCCTCCATCTTCTCTTCGTACATAAGCTGCATGAATTACTAATTGATCAGAACTTGGGATAGGTACTAATACAACTCTTTTAGCCTCACCTTTTGCTATTTCTCTATTATAAAATGTCATAGCTACTTTTATAGGGTCAAAGCCTTTTTTTATAGCTTCATTAATACTAGAATTAAAATCAGTTAAAAGTGTTTGAGAAGTAACACCAATTCCAAAAGCAGCAAAAGGCTCGAAAAAATTAGCAATTTTACCAACAAAATTTTGATCTTTTTCAAAAATTAAATGAGGATTAATTTTACTTAATTCTTGCTGAACATGGCTTATAAATTCTTGTGATAATCCTGGAACCCTTCCATAAGTAGAAGCAATAGAATTTCTTGATCTATTTACATTTTGATTACCTGCATCAAGAACTAAACCCTCAGTATCTTTATATATTTTTTTATATCTTTCTTCTATTTTATCTTTTATTTTATCTAATTTCATTCCACCTAAATGCAAATATTTTACATACGGAATAAAATCGGCTATTGCTTGACCGTCTTTTTTTAAATCATCGTTAATTGATTGAACAAAATCTTTTACATCTTTATATTCATTTTCTTTTAAATCAACACTAAATTTTTTGTTAAAATCTGCTGAGTTAATTTCATCCGCTCTTAAAATAAACTCTAATGCTTTTTCATTTCCTTCTGCAATAGAAAGCGCAATTGCTGTTTCAAAAATATTATTTGTATCTGCATCTAATACATCTTCTAATAAATCGTGTGTAATTGATTCATCAGGATTTAATCTATTTTTTAATGTATTTACTAACCCAACAACACCTGCTGCTTCTTCTGGAGAAACAACCCCTCTTGCTACTTGATTAAAATATGCGTTTACTTCTGTAGGAATAGCTTTAAGTTCCATAGATTTAATTAAACCTGCAAACAATTTAGGATTATCTTGCATTAAATTAGGATTGCTTAAATTTTCTGCTAAAGTTAATTTTGCACTTGTATCTTGAATATCAATAGCAAATGGCTCTCCAGACTTTAAAGGCAAATGAGGATCTATAAACATAGATTGTACCATTTCCTGATCTACTTTGCTATTTGTACTACCCCCACTAATTATCCTTTTTTTATTTCTTTCAAAAGTATTTCGTTGACCTTCTGCTGTTTCAAATTGACTTAATCGACTATTAATACTTCTAATAGAAGATTCTAATTCTGATTTTAAAATACCTCTACTTTGTATATCTTCTAGTATTTCTTTTACTTTAGGCATACTATCTAAAGCAGTGCTATCATCTTCTTGCAAATATCTTAGTGCAGCATTTGTTTCAGCAGTATTTTGAAAACGTATTTGGCCTAAAGCTTCTTTAGAAATAGTTAATGTTAACCTTCTTATTAAAGCATTAGCACGTTCAAAATCCATTTTTGAATACATTCCATCAGGATTATTTAATTCATTAATTAAAGAATTATAAAGCCTTTCATTTTCTTCATAGCTATTTAAAGATAATGTTTCTCTTAATTCGTTTTCTTGTGTAAGAGCAGCTTGCGTGTGATTTTTTATTTTTTGTATATTTTCTGTTGCATATTGTCTTGCTAAATCACTAAACAAACCATCAAAACCAACAGTTTTTATTTTATTTCTGTTAATAAAATCTACTGTAACTTTTCCTTTAGAAGAAAGTTTTGCTATAAATCTTGGCTCTCCTTTTAAAGCTAATTTTATTTCATTTATACTTATATCTTCTGTAATTGCTAAATCAAATATAGCCTGTTTTAAAACAGTATTTTTTATTGTTTCTTTTTGTTCTTGTATTAATCCTATTTCTTTAATTATATTTGGATCATCATTAGCCATATTTGCTTGAATTAATGTTTTAGCCTGATCATCTAATTTTTTTAATTCAGTTTCAATTTTTCCATTTTTAGTTAAATCTACTGTTCTATTAAAAAATGATTGTTCTATTTCATTTTCTTTAGCAATTTGTTGTGATCCAAATTCGTAAACATTTAATATCATTTGCGTTTCTTGTTTAGCTTGAGATTCCGCATTTAATATTTGGATATTTTTTCCTATATCGTTTCCAATATTACTAAGAATAGCTCTGTCACCACTAGTTGTTGCTATTAATTGTGTAAGTATTTTTCTTGCATCTTGATACTTATCATTATTTAAAGCGTTATAATCACCAGTAGTTAAGGCAACAGAAAGAGCATTTCTTTGATCGTCACCGCCAACTAATGGAATAATAGTATTGTCTCTAAGCATTTCTTGCGCCTGATAAAGGCCAAGAGTTGCTAGAAATTTATCTTCAAATTTTTCTGCGCTACCTACTGGTAAAATATTAGCGGCCTCAGCATCTTCTATTTCAGCAATTAATTCATCAGCTTGTGTTCCTACAAAATTTAAAGCTAAGTCTTTGTTAAAATTTACAAAGTTATTATAAAATTCTTCATTTAAAAAAGTATCAATTTTATTTTCAATATTTAAAGCAAGCTCTTGATTATTTTTTTCTATTGCATTTGCTTGAATATTTAATTCGGTAGCTCTTGTTATTGCTACTCCACCAACTTTAACAGTCTCTTTCCATTTGCCTTGAGCGTTTGCGTGCATATCAGCAACATACCTAGACATTTCTTCTCGAAACAATTCTGGTTCAAACTTATATTTTAATTGAAGTTCTTGAGCTTTTATTTTTAACTCATTTTCTATAGAAGCTCCAAATCTTTTTTCTACAACGCGCTTATAAGCATCTCTAGCAATTATACCTCCACTAAACATTTTAGGATCTAATGCTCTTGGCTTGCCAGTTTCAGCATCAAACGCAATTATTTCTGATTGCTCAACAGCCATAGCTGCATCAAGACCAGATTGCTCTGCTTGTTTAGCACCTTCTTTTAAAGCTATTTCATTCAACCTGCCAGCAGTATTGGCAACAGCTTCCCACATTTGAGTTTCACCAGTCTCAAATCTAGTTACTCCTATTGGTTGATTTATATAGGATCTTTTTTGTTTAGTTACTGCCATATTAATATACCTTGCCAGTTGGATAACTTATTGGCGCTGGAGTAGAAGCAGGCCATATATTTGCCATATTATAAATACCAGTAAGAGCAGTCCCCATCATATTAGCATACCCCGCACTTAAAGCGTTAGCACCTCTTTCTCTCGCTAATCCAGCTTGTACAGTTCTTGTTCTTGATTGATAATCAGCTTGTAAAGCTATAGCATTTAAATCCTCACCAACAGTAACGGCATTAGCTTCTTGGAAAGCTTGTATTGATGCACTATCTACATCAACACCACTTGCAGAAAACACAGCTAAATTAGATTTTTCAGCAGAAATGTATTCAGCTACACGCGCATTTTGGTTTTGCATAGCTTGTACTTTACCCATTTCTCTATCAATTTCTATTTGCTTTGCCTGCCTATCTTGAGCTTTTTTTTGAGCTTGCGCTTGTTTTTGTTGTGCATCCATTTGAATTAATGTACCTGCACCACTTGCAATCATAGGTAAAACTTGCCAACACATTAGAATACTAACTCCGCTATAAGACCATTAACCTGCATTGGTAATGGTGCTGATTGACTTATTGTGACTTGTGGGTCACGATTATAACCAAGTAACCTAAATTCTTTCTTCCCTGTGACTGGTGCTTGTTGCAAAGAAAGATCATCTGTTACCTGTCTAATTAAAAGATTTGTTCCGTTTACACTTACAGATAGAGTAGTGTTTAAGTCAACAACTACACTTGCTAAACTTCTTGGTTCACCTGTAACTGGGCCACTTTGTGAAACAATATCTAATGGATTTGTTTTTAAATTAACATCAAACTTTAAACCTATTTCAGCTACAGAAGTAGTCTCCACAGCAGAAACATCTACATTCCCACCAGCTACAGTAAACTGTCCAAGATAGTTTGTACCGTTTATAACATCAACGACTGCACCATTTGCGTATGTAGCAGACACATCAAAGACACCTGCGCTACCAGTATAAACTTTAGCAACATCAGTATTAAGTGCAGCTTGAAATTCACAAAGAAATATTTGGTGTGTACCAGCACCAGTATTAATAATTACATTAGCAAACACTCTATCATCTATAGTTACAGTAGAAGAAAATCTTCCCTGGCAAGTAAACTCTGTCCACCCTGCACGTTTTTCATTTCTGTTAGAATTAAATACTGCAAGAGTGCCATCGTTATTCAAAACAAATATATAACTTTCAGTTCTATCTATTGCTCCATAAAGTATATTCATTTCCTTTGGTGCTTTAATAAGATGTGCAGAGAGTGCCGATACTGATCCTGCTGAGTAAGCTAATTCAGAATCAGTAAATAAATATTCTCTAACAATAGCACCACCTTTTTGCACAAACACAGTAGCACCATCTATAACTTGTGGCCTTACAAAATCACTACCAAATGGCGTTTGTCTTTTTACAGTTGTTGTTGTTGGCGTTAATGGTTTGTTTTGAAATGAAGGTATAAACATTTCAGATGTAGCAGTAAATATTTGTAAATCACGATTAGATACTAAATGTCTAATTTGGTTAATCTCACCAATACTTGCTGTAATTTGTATTGAATCATTATCTTCTGCTGTACCAACGTCAAAGTTATAATACTGAGCAGACTTACTCATAAATATAGAATCTGGTTGCGATATAGTTCCTGCAAATATTAATCTGTTTTCATGAAAAGCAACAGCAGCAGGATACCCCCTTAATGCAGAGAATGATTGCTCTGACCAGTTTTGAGAAGCAGCGTGTGTTGTCATTACTGGCGCACCGCCACCATCTACACTTGCATTTGCGGAACCACCTGCATCAAAAGTATAATGATTATCATCAACAATAGAAGTAACTGTTCTTGAACCATTAAGATTACTAGAAGCTATATTACCAACAGCCGCAGCTTTAGAAACAACAAGAACATCACCAACTGCTAACCCATGTTTAACGTGAGTAACAATAACTTCAGCAGAACCATCTGTTGTTCTAAAAGCATTTACATCTAAAGTTTGTGATAAAGCATCAAGTACAGTACCAGTAGCTTGTGTATTAGATTGAACAGAAGTAATTTCTATTTCTGCTCCATGATACCTAATAGTTACACCAACGTGCAAAGAACTTGGATAATTACCACCTGATTGACTTCCTGTTGTATCCCAATAAGCAACACTTGTTGTTAAAGTCACACCGCTTCCACTTGTTGCAGAAGGATTAAGTGTAACACCTAAAGACTGAAAAGAAAAATAAGGTTGATAAATTAATTTTGAATCTGACTTAACATCAAACGCAAACACTTCTATTTGAAATGTTGTAAGGCTTGTTCTAACAAGTTGTCTTGGCATAAACAGTGGATGACAGATAAACATAACATCACCTGCTTGAGCAAAGGTATACTCATGCAAGTAAGTATCAGAAAATGGCAAAGCAGCACTATCAGTATCAGCAGTTATTGTAGCGACTAAAGATACTGCTCCAGTTGTTGGGCTTATTTGAAAACATCTTACCTTAGCATTTTCTAAAGATATTATATATCGTTCATCATCAGAAAATATAAAAGGTAATAATCTTGATTGTACTTTTGAGCCACCCGAAAAGTTTGTTACAGTTAGTCTTGTTGCGTCTGTGCTTTCTGTGGCTAAATAAGTACCGCCATTAGGTTTATCCCTTGTTACTGTGACAACAGCAGCACCAGGATTAGCTACTGTAAATCCATTAATAGCATTAATTGCGGTATAAAGATTGTCTGCTGTTGTGTTGTTTGATTCATTGGGTCTAAAATAATGTATATTATTTACAGCAGCAGAAGGTGCGCTACCGCTTATTGCTTGGGCTTCTAGTATGTATAAATTGCCATCTGCATCATAAAACTTAAGTTGTGTTCCTACTGCTATATTAGCATAGTCAGATACAGTAATAGTAAATGTAGTTCTCTCTACAGTAATGTCATATTCATAAATATTCTCTAGTCCCGGTCTTTTAATTACACCGCCTTCTGCCCTAAGAAATAGATTTTCTACTCTTTGAGCGGAAGCTGTATAAACATCAGAATCAGTTCTTGAATATAGGGAAGGGCTTACTTCTCCAAATTGGAAGTTAGTAATAGGTACTCGTACTTTTTGCATCAACTACGCCTTTGAGTTATAAACCTCGATGTATTTAGAGTACGATTTGTTTGTTGCTGTGAATCTAAGCCTCTTGCCTTAGCCATAGCCATCACACCTTTTTGTTCCATAAGTTGAGATAAACTTGCATCTCTTGCTAAAGCTACTGCAAACACACTAGCTAGAGCGTACTCTACAGCCAACACAAAATAGGAAGGCCAAAATTCTTCATCAACTCTAAACGTATAATCTAGTATTAATTCATCGCTAGAGTCTGCATCACAAAATATTTTATTACCATATGATTGATACAATATTGGATAATCATTTACTGTTACCGCATGAACCATAAGTGAATCACTTGGTATTTGATAAGCTGAATCATATCTGCCAGTAGGTGCGTCAGATAGTTTATTTAATACAGCTTGGTTTGTTGCAAATCTCCACCTAGTATTTACAAGTGAAGCTCTAGCAACATCTTCATACATATTAGAAGCAACAAGTGCTTCATTGTTTCCGTCATCAAACGAAGTAATAGGCTCTGCGCCTATCAATATTAAAGCCCTGCTAGATACATCTACAGGGGAATCTGCTGAAGTGCTTATTACTGCCATATATATAAATGGGGGGCTATTAACCCCCCACTCCTTTATTAATCGCCATCTGTTTCAACGACAATAGTGCCGTCTGAAACATCTACTACAGAGCCAGTGTTCGAAAGAACATTAACAAAGTGAGTTGTTGGCGTGTTTGTATCGCAAACAATCATCAAGTCACGAACAGCAAGCATATTTGCTGCATCGTTAAAGTAACCTGCTGTGTTTACGGTAGCAATCGCATCCGCACTTGTGTAGAACCACAAGTTTGCATTTGATGCACCACCAATGCGAGTTAGTCCGCTTGCGCTATAAGCCATAATTAAACTCCTCTCTATGAGTTATTGTCAAGGACTTCATAAACGCCAGCGTCGTTAATTACGACAGCGCCCATGGACATCATTGAAGTTGCGAGGTGAGAAACTTTCTCAGGCACATAGTTGACCTCAGTAGAAACATCAGAGTTTATACCAAGTCCAATTGCAGATTGATGGTAAGCAATGTTTTTACCAGCAGTAACCGCAGACGTTGAGAAAACTTTCATTCCTAAAAATTCTTTCATTGTCATGCCACCTGCAAACGGAAGGTTTTTATCGCCAACGTAATCAGAAGAAGCAAACTCTTCAATTAAGAATAAGTCAGCAAAGCCTTTAGGGTGCATTGCTAAATATCTCTGACCATCCTCAGGAACATCATTTGTACCTAAAGTTTCAAACAATGATATAAGATCAGCTTTTGCAAGAGCAGAACCAGTATCATGTATTTGAGTTGAGCTTGCACCTGCATCCATTGCTGCGTACAGAATGGCATCAGTCTTACGACCTAGTGCAGCAGCAGCAGATTGTGCTACAGCTTGACGCTCGTTGATGTTGACTTTTAACTCATCCAACTTGTCGATGTATTCAGCAGCATAGTAGTCTGCCATTGTAGCTTCGACTGTGGTGTGAGCTAGTTCCATTGGTGTAACATTACCGTTGCGTGATTTTGTTGACGCTTCGGCACTACCAATCTTTTGGAATCTGACCACACTTCCAGTAACGTTAGAAGTACGAACAGTATTCCGCAGCTTTGAACCCATACGTTGATACGCTAGATGCACATCAGATTCAAACTGCTTAATAAAGGCTGTATCTATTGTATTAGCCATTTTATCAGTTCCTTATTTAAGTTGCATTTAAAGTATCTTGAGTGTCCGCTCTGTCATATCAATGCAGGTGTCCTTACGGGCTGCTCAATGAATTACGGGTCTTGATGGAAAAGCGTAAACATTCTTTCTACGTTGATTGCAACGCACAAAATGAGCCATATTAAAACCATGCTCATTGCAATACATTTCTGTAAGATCAAAACCTAACCAACCTAACCATTGAAGCATCTTATGATTACCCTCCCAAGTGTCTACAATAATTTCATGGTAGTGGGTGTGTAGGTAATCAATTAATTTAGGAGATGCTTTAACAAAAGAAAACCAATTGTCTTTCATTTTTTCAGAAAACACTGTCCACATTACTGCTTGCTGGTGTGTAATACCTGTTATACCTACAATAGCTAGAGGCTCTTTACTATTCTCTATAGCAAAAACATCAGGTGTTTCTGAGTATTGAATAAGAGTTTTCATTAAATCAACTTTATATACAGCTTCAGCTTCAAATAAATTTTCTGTACTCATTGTGCTATACATAGGAATAATATGGCGTTTTTGCATGGGAACCATTTGTAGGCTCCCATGACTTATAAGAACTTTATCCATATAACTTTTTGAAACCATCATCTACTTGCTTAACAAAGTGAGGATCGCGTCTTGTTGCATTCCAATATCTTTCATCTTGCATCATAGCTTGAAGGTCTGCTTCTCCAAATGTAGCAACAGGAGAAGATTCAGCAGATATTTGAGTATCTTTATTTTGTGACATAATATGCTCGATAAGCATAATGCCCTCTGCTGTTTCACCTAATCTTTCTACAGCACCGCTCAATTCATCTGGAAAGTATTTATTCGCAAACATACTAACAGCTTCTATTCTTGTGTTAGCATTATCTCCTAGTTTTTCTTGTTCTGCCGCTAAATCATTCTTAGGCATTGCCGCATCAATAGCTTTAGCGTACATTTCTATGCCTTCTTTAAATTGATCTTGACCAAAACCATTATTAAAAGCGTGTTCAGACCACCAACTAAGAAGTTCATTATCTGTTGCTGATTCTGAATCTATAATGTCAGGCAGCTCATAACCACCTTTAGTTTCTGGGCGGTTAATAAATCTTTCTGCATCATGTTCTTTTATAATGTCATCACGTTTAGCACCAAGCTTAGATTCTAATTCGCTATATGATTTAGCTAATTCAGCAGGGTCATTAAACTTTTCTGGTAGCCACTCAGGTCTTTCTGGTGCAACTTCTTCTGGTGTTTCTTGTATAAGTGTTTCTGCTTCTTCAGCCATTTGATTTTATCCTGTGTGCATGATTAATTCTAGTTTCTAAAAGACCAATAACAAATCGTTGCCCTTCTATATGGCGTAACTCTTCAGTACTCACATTAGGACCGTGAACTAAATCAATAGTTATAGCTCTTAAATATCTAAGAACTTCTTTGCCAGTATCAGAACTAAATAACTGCGCCACGTTTTGGCTTATTTGTTCGTCTGCTTCTTTTGATCTTTGGTAGCCGTCTACCCCAACATTAATTTGCTTAGTTTGTTTTTTATTGCTCAACTACTTGCTCCTGTTGTTGCGGCTCCCCTTGCATCATTTGTTGCTGTTGAGCCATTTGTTGTGCCATCGCAACTAACTGCTTACGCTCATTCTCGTCGCGAATCAAGGTATCTGGTACACCAAATTTCTTAGCAAGGAAAGCGGCAGTTTCTTCAGAGTTAACAAGAAGCTGCATCATCTCAGGGCCAAACCTACCTTGGATAAGCTCTAAGAACCTAGCAACAGAAGTAATATCTTGGTTAGCTTGCGCTTGTGCTAGTGGAGAAACAGACTTAATTTTTACTTCTCTGCCGTTAACAGTAGGTAAATCTATTCTTCCTTGTTTCTTAAGTATATAAATAACTCTTTGCAATACTGGTTGAACCAACTCTGCTTGCAATCTACCAAATGCAGAGCCAATTCTTCTTGATAAATCAGCCATACGCTCTGCAACCTCAGTAGCAGATGCAGGGGTTCTATCTGGATTGCCCAACATATCGTTATACAATGCACGTTTAATATTTAACCTCATGTCACCAAGAACAAGTTGCGCTACATCAAATCCACCTGCTGCTTGTATCGGTTGTAATCCTGCTGATCCAATAGCTTTTGGTATAATAGATCCTGGAACAAGCTGTATTGTATCTGGGTTAACAACACCATCATCATCCATTTGATATATACCAGAGATAGACATCTGTGCGTTCTCAAGTATTAACTCTATTGTTAGGTTAGTTGTTTTAATTGCAGAAAGCGCATTCATTAATGGCCCACGCCCATACACTTCACCTGCACATTTAGACCAACGGAAACAAATGAATGGATTAGAACCTACACCTGACATTTGTTTGAAATAAATTATAGACTGTGTAGTCATACAAAAAGCATAGCTAAGATACGCTTCTTCATTTATTTTAGAATAATCACGACATATTAATTCAAGAACTGTTGTTGTGTTATTAGTTCCACTTTGCATCATGTTTTGTATTTTATCATTTAATATAGCGTCAGGATATAATATCTGTAGCTGATCAAATCTAATATTTTTTCTTTCTCTAAACACATGATCAATACGATCATCAGGACCAGTATCAAGTATTACATGAGGAAGTGGTATTGCAGAAAACCTAATAGGGTTTAGCGCATCACCTTCTTCCGCAGCCAAGACGCCAGTCCCGACAGCCAAGTCCATAAAAGACTCATGCACTTCTTGGGAAAAGTTAGAATTTTGGAGAATCTCAAAAACATATTCAGTTACCTCATCTAGTTCATTGTTAACAAAATCTCGTTCTGCTTTAGGAACTTCAGAACCAGACGTCAAATCAGCCCACCTAGCAAAGTTAGGAACAAGACCTGATTGTAATCTTGATGCAAACTCCTGTACCCCTACAACAGCAGTCTCATCAAATATCTTATCATCTCTGCGTTGACCTATTGTCTCATTATAAAAAGATTCTCGTTGAGGTAACGCATATTCGTAACACTCTTCAAACAGTGGTACAAAATTTTCTCTCTTAGCCTTGGCTCTTTCATACTGCTCAAGGTATTTTTTTGCAATCGGATCTTCTATCATGTTTTATCCTATGTAAAGAATCTACTGTAATACCCAATACCGCCACCAGACTTACCAGTAATAAGTGATCTTCTGCCTCTAGCTCTACTTCTTTTCTTTGAAAGGCCAGAAATTAACTCTCTTTGTTCTTGTTTTCGTTTTTTAATTAATGAACCCTCTGGTGTATCAGCTACCATTTCTTTAGCTGCTGGTGCCTTTGGTAATGGTTCCTCAACAGAAACTTTAGTTTCTTCTTGCCTTCTTTTTGCAGGCGCCTCTGGCTCCATAGTAGAAACTGGTGCTGTTACTGTAGCTATTTTTTCTTCCATAGCTTTTTCTTTAGCTTCAGCAGTTTTTTGCGCTTCAGACTTTGCAGCTTCTTCTATTTCTTTTTCTTGTTCT